TAGTGAGGATGAAGGGGCCAATCTTATATTGTTAGATGCCATCAAAGGTAGATACGAGTTCCCTGAGTTAAGAAGATTGGCCCTTGAACAATACGAGTATTGGAAACCTGAATCTGTAATTATTGAGGCAAAAGCATCAGGTCTACCATTAACATACGAGCTTAGAAGAATGGATATACCAGTTGTAAACTTCACACCATCAAAAGGAAACGACAAGCACGCTCGTGTAAATGCGGTTGCACCTTTGTTCGAATCTGGTATGATATGGGCTCCTGAGCAAAAATTTGCTGAGGAAGTCATAGAAGAATGCGCAGCATTCCCATATGGTGATCATGATGACTTGGTGGACTCTACGACCCAAGCCATAATGCGATTCAGACAGGGCGGTCTGATCGATCACCCTGAAGATTACGTAGATGAAAAGGCAGAGACTCGTAAAAGGAATTATTATTAATGAACGCTCTTTTAAAATTTGTAGCTAAACAACTCTTTGCACAAAAGGGTGTTATAGCAAATAATAAAGCTGTAAATTTTGAAGCTGCAAAACTAGCAGAAAAATTATCAGAATTTGGTATAGACCCAAACTCCATTAAAACTGAAAAACAACTAGAGGGTATTGTAAATCAAATTAAAGAACTTCAAAAAAAACGTATGGCAGAGAGTATGGAAGTTATCTCTCAAGACGATCCTAGATTTAAAGGCATCATGGATAAGATGATGGGCAGCAATGTTATCAAACGTGACTTTGGTAAACCTTTCAAAGAAGAAATAAAAAAGATGGAAACAGAAGCTGAGATCGCTAAAAGAATTAAAAAAGATAATAAAAAAGGCATCGCTAATATACAGAAAAGAATTTTAGAAGAAGATAGAGAAATAGAAAATTTATATGGTGGTGCTGGTTTTGGTAAAGATCAAGAAATAGATGCAGAGTTTCTTGCAGAGTATTTAGCTGAAAATGCTGGTAAAGTTTATGATGATCTTCCAACAATGGAAAGATTAGATTTTTATGACAGAGCTTTTAATGCTTTAACAAGATACAAAAGAACAAAAGGCACAAGTGTTATAGATGAACCTAAAAAATTAGATCCAAGAACAAAAGAAAAAATGGATGACATAAAAGAAATAGAAGATCCAGAAGACATGGCAGACGGTGGACGTATTGGTTTTAAAAAAGGTATGGACAGAAGAACGTTTATGAAACTTATGGGAGGTATTACAGCTGTGCCTATTCTTGGTAAATTTTTTAAAGGCGCAGAGGTTGCAGCACCTGTAATAGAAAAAGCTAAAGATGTTGCAAGTGGAGCGCCACCGTATTTTTTTAATCTTGTGGATAGAATCAGAGCATTAGGAAAAAAATTTGATGGTCCAAAAGAAAGATCAGAATCTTATGTTTATAAAGATTACGAAATGGACATTGATCTTGATACAGGAGCGATTGATATTAAAAAAACTAAAGAGGCCATGATACCAGGTGGTGACGAAGCAGGAGTAGCAGAAGAAGTTATCATGACATACAAACCAGGTATGGCCGATGAAACAACAAAAGGTAAAAGAGTTGTAGATGAGTATGATGAGTATACTGCAAGACCAGACATAGATGGTAAGATGAAAGATGTTGAGGCTGGTGTTCCTGATGAAGTTGTTAGAGAAGGTAGCATTGGCAAAGAAGAATTAGAACAAGAAATAGTAGAACAGATCGCTCGAGATAAAAAAGCATCGGGTGGTATTGCAATGATGTTAGGACAGTAATGCCAGATCCATTTAAAAATGTTAAGATTATAGAGTTGATGGAGTTGTTTGATGATGAAGAAGTTACAACAGCGGATCAAGTAGATAGACCAGAAAGAGCAATAGAAAGACAAGCCATAGATGATTTTATGGAACGTAATCCACGAGCAGATGGTGGACGAATAGGTTTTGCTATAGGCACGCCTCCAAGAAAAATTTTTATAGAAGAATACAAAAAATTTAAAGGATCTGACAAAGAGTTCGCAAATTTTTTAAATAAAAAATATAAAACTAAGGTTAATACACCAAAAAGTGTTTTTAAAAAAAGAAAAGACATAGGACTTAAAACTAAAAATCCTAGAAAAATAGGGGACACAGAAGGTTTTAAAAAATTTATAAAAGACTTTGATGGTCAAATATATAAAGGTTTTGTAAGTGACCAAGCAGATAAGTTTAACATAGATAGATCAACAGCTGGAGATATTATTGCAGATCTTAGATCAGATATTAGAAAAAAACTTGTTGAAGCCAATTATGACATAACTAAATCACAATTAGAGGGCGGAAAATCTTATATTGATACAATTAAAGAAAGAAAAGATAAAGTTGCAAAAAAAAATATAAATACACCCAATAGTGATGAATTTAAAAAACTTCACAAAGAGTTTCTTGAAGATTCTAAATATGAGAAAAAATCAAATCCAAATTTTGCAAAATATTTAAACGACAAAGGTAAAACAGCTTTTGGTGGAAAAAAATTTACCGACGACGCTGTGGATGCAAGATTTAAAAGACTTGGTATGCAAAGCCCTTTAACTACAGAATCACTAGCTAATAAAAATTTTACAGAACTTAAAAAAATAGCAGAGGACCTTGGAATAGATACCAAAAAAATAAATAATAGAAAAAAATTAATAACTAAAATTTATTACAAAAGAGCTAGTGATATAAAAAAATTCAAAAGAGCCACAGACCCAGAATTTCAAGCAATGGAGAAAGAAGCACAAGAAAGGTATAGAAAAAAGAACCCAGAACAAATAAAAAAAACAGCACAAAATACTAGATTAAAAAATGCAAAAAAATTTGGATTTCCACCTCCAGCTTTTACTGAAAAAGAAGAATTATGGAGAAGTTTATTTGTAGATGGTAGAAAATATAAAGAGGGAAGAAGACTAAAAACAATAGGTCTTGAAAAATATGGACAGTATGTTCCAAGGGATGAATTTTTAAATGCAAAAATTTTAGATACAAAAACAGGAAAGCAAATTACTTTTAAAAATTTAGAAAACTATATTAATAAAAATACTCCTTATAAATATGAAAAAGTTTTACAACCTTACGCACAAAAATGGTTTATAAATAATACTCCTGGTTTAAGAACAGAAATTAATTCTAAATTAATCGCTAATTATACTCCAGCATCTAAAGATAATTTTTTTGAAATTCAACACAACGCTGGAAGATATAATGATCCTTTTGATGTATCACTAACTAATAAAGATGTAAATTTAAAAGAATCGATTGCAAGATCACGATTTGATAAGGCATGGAGCATGTCTAAAAATTTATCTGATAAGAAAAAAGCATTTCAAACTTATACAGATTCTTTACCAGGAGAAGTTTTATCTAAACCAGGCATGGTAAAACGATCTAGATACTTTGGAGAACAAATTCCTTTTGAACAACAATTAAGAGATTTAAAACAAAGAGGCGTTGTTCTACCTCGAGGAACATTAAAAAAAGCAGCTGAGATGTCTGGATCAGAAAGTGGTTTCATTGACCTTGGTCTTTTTAAAGATATAGGAAAAGGCACAGGTGCAGTTCTAAAAGCTGTGCCAACACTAGCGCCGACAGCAGCACTAACAGCAGGATTTGGAGTTGATCCAACATCCGCAATTGATAGAGCAAGTATTGCAGCGGAGGCTGCATTTGCACCAGCACTTGTACAACAAGCTGCAAAATTTAGACCCGCCGTGCAAAGATTTTTAAATTTAGGTCTGTCACCACAAATGGCTTTACGTGCAGCAAGAATAGCATCACCCATTGGTATTGCTAGTTTAGGAGCAGAAGGTGCATATCAACTTGGTAAGTTTACAAAAGACAGGATTAAACAATTAAGAGAAATGTCACCAGAAGATAGAGAAGAGCTTAGAAGAAAAGGTGATGAGTTTGCATTTAGTGAGTTTGCAGCAGCAGGTGGTGGTCTTGCAAAACAAGCAGGCGATAGATCAGGCGCTATGCTACGATCCATGAACCCAGACTCACAAGGGTTGTCAGGGCTGTTAAAACGTGGTAATAAAATATAGGAGTATATATGGCAGAAATAGATAAAGGACTCCCTAACACTAGAACTGAGATTGACATTCCTTCAGAGGAAGAGTTACAAGAAGTTAGTGTTCAAGAGGAGACACCAGAAAAAGGTCCGATAGAAGTTATACCAGAAGAAGACGGTGGAGCTACAATAGACTTTGAACCAGGTGCAATCAACATACCTGGAACAGAAAATCATTTTGACAACTTAGCAGATATTTTACCTGACGATGTTTTAGAACCAGTTGGTAATGACATGGTGCAAAACTACATGGACTACAAAGCATCAAGAAAAGATTGGGAAAGCTCTTACACATCAGGTCTAGATCTTTTAGGATTTAAATATGAAAATAGAACAGAACCGTTTCAAGGAGCTAGTGGTGCAACACACCCAGTATTAGCAGAAGCGGTTACACAGTTTCAAGCACAAGCATACAAAGAATTATTACCAAGTGATGGTCCAGTTAGAACACAGATTATAGGCGCATCATCACCACCAGTTGAACAACAAGCACAACGTGTAAAAGATTTTATGAATTATCTAATTATGGATCAGATGAAAGAATACGAAGAAGAGTTTGATTCTATGTTATTTCATTTACCACTTGCAGGTTCTACATTTAAAAAAGTTTACTACGATGTACCACTAGGTAGAGTCGTATCTAAGTTTGTGCCTGCAGATGAATTAGTTGTGCCATACACAGCAACTAGTTTAGATGATGCAGAGGCTGTCATACACGTTGTAAAAATGTCAGAGAATGAATTACGAAAACAACAAGTCAATGGTTTCTACAGAGATGTAGAACTATCACCGCCAGGCAACGTAGAAAAAAATGACGTTGAGAAAAAAGAGCGAGAGTTAGATGGCACTAAAAAAGTTGGTAAACAAGAATCAATGTATACCCTACTTGAGTGTCATGTAAATTTAGACTTAGAAGGTTTTGAAGAAACTGGTGAAGATGGTGAACCAACAGGAATAAAATTACCCTACATAGTAACTGTAGAAGAAGGTAGCCGATTAGTTCTCTCCATACGGAGAAACTATGCGCCCGATGATCTAAAGAAAAATAAGATC